GAGAGACTAGAAAAGCCATGATTTTTTACTCCTTTTAAACTAGTTTTGTATTATTTCATATGTATTTATAAAAATTGAGTTTCTAAAAACCCACTTTTATATGTTGTAAAACTTATAAATAATACTATGGTTAATAAACATTATAACAAATATAAAGAAACAATCAAAAAAGTAGCTCGTAGGAACTATCGTAAAAGAGTTGCTTGGTTGAATAACTACTTGGGAGATGAGTCTTGTATTCATTGTGGTGAAAGTGAAACCATCTGTCTTAAATTTTATCCCCATGATGTAGAAATTCGTAAACAAGCAAAACGTGTAGGTGCAAATGATACAAGTAGAAAAGAAATAAAAAAATTAATAAACGAAAGTAAAGTAGTTTGTTCTAATTGTTGGTTGAAACTTGACAACGATTTAATTGAATTTCTTTAATTATTTTTGACCTTTTCTCTGGAGTCATCCAGACCCAATCTCTAATTTCTTCTCCTGTACGATAACAACCTATACAGGTATTATCTATAATTTTGCATATCTTAACACAAGGTGTTTCTATATCAGACCAATCTATTCTACCTCTTTTTCCTCTTCTCACCATTACCAATCTGATTCATAAGTTCTAACAATTGGACTCCATCTTGTACCATACTCATCAACTGCATTACCTATATTTTCATCTTCTAAACCATTTATAACAAATCCAAAAGGAGCCATGTCTTGTTCTAATTGGTCTTGATTTTCCTTATACATTTGTTGTCTTATATCATTGTCTGTAAGTTCTTTAAAATATGTTTGGTCTGTACACCAACCAAAAATAAATAAACAAGCTACCATATCATCATTACAACCATCATCTGCTTCAAATGATGAACCCTTAACAATAAATGTAGATAACTCATTGATTGTATCATAATCTTCAATAATAAGTTTATTATCTTCCACCATTTGTTTTAGATTAGAACAACCAATCTTTTTAACAGCCTTTGTTGTTCTTACACCCAATTGAGCTTTACCACCAGAAAACCCACCCCCAAGTATCTGACCAGCACGACCACGCATCGATGCCATAATCATATTATCATACTCCATATCATATTGTAATGCATTGGCTACTTGTTCACCAATATCATTTACTTCTACTAAAACAAAAGCCTGATTATAAGCCTTAGCAACTTGATATATTTTTTGTGGAAATATAAGAGGTTTAATTTCGTTATCTCTGAACTTTGCAACTATACGATATGGTACTTGGGAAACATCGAACACAATGTATGCTGAATAGTCATTAGACGTACCTCTAGACACGTCAGCAGTTAAAAGGTATGTATTACCCTCTTGTGGTTGTTGATAAACATCTAAACCAGCATTAGATTGTAATGGTGTTTTGTAGGTGAGAGTTCTTAATTTAGCTGGTGTTATTAGTGTATCAATAGAACCAAGAAACTCACACTCAAATTCAGTATTGAATTGTTGTTCACTCGTATTAGCAATAGTTTCTTTTTTCCATTTTTCATCACGGCCTGGTACTTCACTCCAATGTACTTCTATGGGTATGTAAGAGTTTCTTTTTTCTTCGGCCTCTGTCCATATTTTATAGAACATATTCATACCATGAGGGGTTGATACTATCATCACTTTTGTAGTTTTACCAGAGGATATTGTGGGGTAAACAGAACTGAAAAACTGTTCTGCAACATTAGAAGGAACATACGCAAACTCGTCTAAGAATATTATGTTATAAGAACCACCCCTCACAGCACTTGCAGATGTTGACGATGCAAGTATCTTAGAACCATTCTCTAACTCTAATGATCCTTTATTCCATGACATAACTCCTTGTTGTAACCACTTTGGTAAATGTTCATATGCAAGTTGTAGTCGTCCTAACAAATCTCTCGCAGTTGCAGCCTTGTTTGCAAGTATTGCTATATTAACGCTTGGGTTGAATAATGCATAATGTAACAGATAGGAAATCATAGTTGTTGACTTACCTGACTGTCTAGGTAATTTACATATTGTGAAACGATTTTTATGAAAAGTACCCACCATTTCTTTTTGAAAAGGATACATTTTAAAGGGTACTAACCCTTCATCCAAAGAAACAATTCTAACATAGTTTTGTATGAAATACAATGGGTCTTCCATACACCTAGAATATTCTAAAAGTTCTTTTTTAGTCCATTCTTGTTGTACGTTAGCTTTTTTAAGATTTGGATTACCTAGATAGGTAGCCTCAGCCATCAGATTTACCTTTTAACATTTTTTGTAGTTCAGCTGTAGAACCAACAAATAATGCATTAGTAACATTCTTGGGTGCAGAATTTGGAACTTCTTTTAGTTTACGCATCTTCTCTTGTAAATCTCCAAGTTTCTCTGTTACTTCTGCAACTTGTTTGATTAGATTACCAGCAACCTCATAAGTTCTTGGATGTTCTGATTCTTTTGCAAGTTCTAAAATACCTTGAATTGCATCTTGACCTCTTTCAACAAGATTATAAAAATTTTCTCTTTGATACTTATAGTCATTATCAACATCTTCTTCTACAGAAAGATTTTTTGGGGGAGTTATAGCAGATTCTGCAAAAGCTTTCTCTACAGGGTCTATTATTCCAAGAGCCTCATTTAATATTTTATCACTAGAGGTCATTTCCTAACATCATCACCACTTACTGGATCATAATTTTTAGCATCCTCAAAGAAAGATGTTGTTTCATTAAATCCAAAATCATCATCTGCATCTGCAGTTGTTGGGTTTGGTGTAACAGTATATCTTTGTTCTCTTGTAGGACTTACATCTGGTAGATTTGAATATTGATCAACTTGAACAGTTTTAATAACCTTACTAGAAGTAACAGGGCCATATAAGAAAAACTTAGCTGTAAAAGACAAAGTATATATGATTGCTCGTCTTGCTACAAAATCTCCTTGATAACTATCTTCATAATCTATACTATTTAAAATCATAGGAACATCTTTTTTAATACCCATATCAGTCATGTCTTTGATTGTCAATGTATAATCTGGTTGAAAATATGGAAGAATTTGTTCTACAATTTGTAAAGCATCATCAGAATTTTTAGCCATTGTATAAAGTGAAATATCCATATTGTATGGAACAGGCATATATTGTGCATCAAGTTTATTAGCTGAAGAAGATGAACTTTTTACCTTTTTAAATTTTTGTACACGATTCATTTTACGAATAGGATCATAAGTAAGTGCTCCTATCTCAAAACCAAGTCTAGGTAAAGTTATTGCTGTAGCACTTGAGGCCGATGGGTCTTGATCAAGTCTAGCTAAATACTTTTGTTTTGGCCCATAAGCCAAAGGTACTTTCATTGTTTGTATTACATTTCCGCTATTATTTTTACGAACTATTTGTATATTATTAAACATTGTTCCGAATGCTACAATTACATTCCGAATCGTTTCATGGTAAAATTGTTGTCCTAACATTATTAACTCCCTACATCACCAAATGGGTTAGTTTCTGAAAAATCTAAAACTGAATCATCTAGAGTTTCAAATAAATCATTCTGTACTGTTTTATCTGTATCGCCGTCACCTATTATATAGTCTTCTGAAATTAGGTATTGTGGTTGTCCAGTATCTGCTTCGTTTTCTAGTAGTATACTTTCTCCTACTGAATTACTGTCATCTTCACCAACTAAATTATCTGAAGATGAATTGTTGGATACACTTATAGAAGAATTTTCATTCAACAATGTACCAGTTGCTCCACTATTACCTTCTAATAAAATTGGTCTATCTTCAACTTCAGTTGTAATTCTATTAAAATCTAAATCAGTACCATCTAAAAGAAGTAATCCAGTATCAAAATAGTATTCTAATGTTATATCTTCATTGACGGCTGATGATTGTTCTAATGTAAATTGATATTGAGATGTATCTTCACTTAGGTCAGTTTCTATAGCATCAACTGCAGTAATACCTGTATCAAGTACCTCACCAGAATATTCATATTGTTTACATCTAAGTTTATAGACAGGATTATTGTCTAATTGATAAAATGGTTCATCATGGTCTACAAAACTAATTTCAAACATTTTTGCAATTACTGGATGATAAACTAAATCTCCCTCTAATGGTCTATCTGCATCAGTTGTAGCAGTATCCATAATAATATAAAAATTATCACCATCTAAGGTTGTAAGAATTGATGAATTATCATCTTGACTTATACTACCAGATTCTAGTAAAATAGAACCACCAGTAGTATCTGTTCCATCTTCTATTGTTATCTGACTATCCATTTCTTGAAAGCGTTCTTTAGAAACTACAAAAGTAATCTCATTACGATTTTCCAAACCAAATTGTGAAATTATTTCTTTATCACCACCAAAACCTTCAGAGTCTTCTACATACATTTCTATAGGATGTTGTGTTGTAAATTTGGAAAGAGAATCTTCTCCAAACACATTATCTAAAGCAACAGAAGTTCTATTAACATAATAAACATCATGTCCATAAATCTGTATTGCTTCTTTAAGTAAATCTTTATATAAATTTCTTTCAGTTGCTATAGAATGTAAATTACTTGTATGGAATGCGGTATTAACAGCCATATTTCTATCCTACCATATAATCAATTGGTGTTTCAAATGACAACTGAATTTGTTCTTCTAATTTTTCTAATTCTTCTTGTGCTTGTGTATAAATTGTTTCACCATTCATAGTGACCCCACCCAACATTGCAACACCACTAAACTTAGAAAGGTTTGCACCCCATTGTTTTTTTATGAGTGAAGTTGCATATCTCTTTAGATAAATATCATCATAAATATCTGTATATGATGTTGGGTCTATTTTACGATAACATTCAATAATTAAATATTCCCCAGCACTAATATCATTTGACCAATCCATATCTATATAAAGTCTATTTTGGTGTTGGTTAAATCTTACTGGTTTCTCTCCCACAAGTATATGAGAAAGAAAATCTAATTGTTGCATTGTCATTTGGTAATGTATAATTGAAGTTGATGAAAAATCGTATAGATCATTTAGTCTAAGTTGATATCGAATATCAAACATATTGTTTGTGGCTTGGTCATCAAATGGAAATATGTTAAGAACTGAAACTACAGCAGAAGGCATTGGTATATAATTTTTTCCTTCAGAAAATGTAGCAGTAACACTACTATCTACTGTATCTGTTGCTGATGTTGTAGCATTTGTTCCTGCTCTTGTAATATCGTCTGCTGTTACTTGATATTTCAAATACATTTTTTCAATACCATCATAATGATATTGTGCAAAATACTGTAGTGCTTCATCTATTCTATCATCTGCTTGGTCATCAGAAACATTAATATCAATAACTCCATGACCTAGAGCTCTAAGACAATAACTTTTAAATGTTGCTTTTGTTGTGGGTATGGCCATTATTCTTTCCTTTATCTCTTATTTAGGTATTATCAAACTGGAATGCGTTCCAACCTTGTCCAGATAATGTAATACCATGAGATGTTAAAACTGCTATAGGATCAGTTGTGCCATCTTCAAATAGTAATCTATCTCCATCATCAGCTGATGTGTTTAGAACTAAAAAGTCACCTTCATTACTAGCAGAATCATCTGTTGCATCTAATTTAAATCCAGAAAGTAATGCGATAGTTCCTGTTTTATCTTGTAGGGATGCTTTTCTGTCAGCAGTTGGTTCATCTACCCTAAAGGT